ACTGAACCATGTCCTCATCAAATTTATGGACGAGTTCAGGCCATAAAAGCTGACCATTGAAGAAGTTTAACACGGCAAAACCCGACCTGTGGTTACTTGGGTTTAGTTCAGCATAAGTAAATTGTGGGCCGTCTGGTTCAGCCAATGTTCCAGTATCTACCCCGTATCTCACGCCATTAAAATCACTGAATGGGGTCACTTTTAACGAGTGCAGATGCCCCGTCACCATTGAGACCCCGCTTGAAACCGCATTGTTGTGAGTAGCATGGATTCCACCCTTATATCGGTGCTTGATAATACATTGCTCAGTAGCCCATACTGCCCAACAGAACTCCCATTCAGTAATGTGGTCTGTCAGCTTAAAGCCTAGAACCTCTTTAAATTGTGGTGCGTGTTGCGCTAATCTGTTGCCAAACCGAATATCGTGGTTGCCCCATGTAAACAGTAGCTTTACATTATGTCGGACAGACTTTGCAATCTCCTCTATTTCGTCAAGCGCACCCTGACAAGCCTTTAATTCTTGGATGACAGAAGTTTGTGGTTGGTCAGTAACGTCATGGCGTGATATAGACGCTCCATCAAACGCATCCCCGTTACATATCACTGCCTTGGGTTTAAACTTCTCTATAGCCCATAGAAGCCCTTTAAAGGCTGTTGTTCGTTGACCAGGTATGAAGTGAGCATCAGAGAAGACAATCACAGTTCCATCTAGGATGCCAAGGTCTACTTGTTTTAAAGGAGAGAAAGACTTTGGTCTTTTAGCGTCATATTTAGCACTACGAGAGTCATTTGCGCCTAACTTAACCTCATGGATATTTTCCATGCTACGTCTGCGGTAATTAACTGCTCTTTCAGTTATGCCTAGAATCTTTGCTATTTTTGTAACAGATCGGTGCTTGTCCCACAGTTCCATAAACTGCTCATCTGTACAAGAATTCATGTTATTACTTGATACCATTGGAATCCTTAGACAGTAACTTTTCTAAAAGGTTAATGACTCTATGCTCTTGCATTTCCACTTCATCTTGAGATGATTTAGGGTCTTGCGCCACAGTCATTAAATCGTGCAGAAACACATGAAGCAACTCATGTAAAGCAGTCTGATCCAGAGACTCAGGTGTGATCTTTTCAGCACCAAAATCACCTAGTCTATAAGTAGCCAATCGAGCAGAAGTATTAAACTCAACAGAAGCCATAGCAGCCTTTGCTGGTTTACTTCCTTTTTCAATTCTCCAATCACCCAGACTAAGCACTTGTTGCCACTTTCTGACACTTTGTGCGAAAAGTTTTGCATCTTCTGGTGTAGGAATGTTAGGCATTTCAACACCTTATACAGTATTTATGACAATTTAATTTAAGAAGCAAGCACAAGTAAGGCGTGATCTATGTGCTTTATGCGGTCTTCTAGCCCTATAAACCCGCCATTTATCTTCTTTGTTAAAGTTTTGTAATCTTTGTTGTCAGCGTATTGGTTCAGCTTTTGGACATCCCAAAACCACCCTGCGGTGAGTGCGGCATACATGGGAGTAGCTACCAACTCTGGTTGCATTACAAAATCTACCCCTAGAGCCTGACCTGCATGGAAATAGTTTGCATGGCCTGTCAATTGGATACATCCTCGGCCTCGGAAACGATACCCATCCCCAGAAGCCTCATCCCTGTTGCCCATCCGATTAGAGTAAACAGTATTGGCAATCAACTTAGGATTACGAGCGCAAGCCTGTGCCTTGGCAGCATCAAACCTTTTAGGCCATAACTTCTGTAAAGCCTCTGCCCTATACATCAAATTTTCTTCAAGTATTCTGAAGTTCCCACATTCATGACCACATTGACCAATGAAAGCCGCTTTTCTAAGGGGATTCATAATGTCAAAACGCTCAAAAGTGGCATTCAGGGCATCTACCCACTCCGCACCAATGTGAAGTTGTTTAAGTTGTTCAGCGTTTATCATTCAACAGGTCTCTCATCTGGTTATACGAGTCTACGCAAGCATTTAAAGCGACAGTATTCTTATCCCCTTGGGCAACTATTTCTGCGATGGCATCGATTGTTGCTCTTTCGGCATCAGAAGGTTCATTAGTCGGTCTGTCAGGTTCACTGGTTGCTTTTGAATCTGCGCTGGTAAAGGCGGTATTTGTGGGGGTTTGTACGTTACTTGAGGGGCAGAGGCGCAACTTGCCAGCACGATTGGCAACAGCAAGAGCAGAAGTTTTTTTGTTGATAGCATCATTGGCTTCCTGTAGTTTGGCAGATTGTTGAGAAAGTTTTTCGGTCATGTTTTGCTCGATCTGACGAGCTTCTTCATTCTTTTTGGCAATGGCAATCTTCATGTCGTTATCACGCTCTAGCCATCCATAGTGGTGTCCAACTTGGTATGTACCAAAGAGAGATACCAAAGCACCCACGATTAACCAAGGTAAAGGTATGGGAAACATTATTCAGCCTCTTTTCTAGCCATTGCCATGTGTTCACGCTCTTCGTTATCTTCCATGTGTTCTGGAGGAGTAGTCGGAGGTGGCCCAGGTGTCCAAGATTCATCTAACTCTGGGTTCTTCCAAACTGGCATAGCACCAAATGGTTGACTAGGCAAACCATACGCAGATTGCGGAGGGGCATAGGACGAGTTAAAACCGCCCATAGAGCCTCCATAGCCCATTGGTTGACACATTGGTTGCGTTGGAGGATTAAACGCTCTAGCGGCACTTGACATAGCCCGTTTACCAATAACTCCACCGATACCGCCCACGATCAGCAGAACAATGTCGTTCAGCATCTTGGTATAGGCTTGGTCAATCGGGGCCATGCTTTTGATTGGCTGAGTCACAAACGTGACCGAATAGAGCAAAGCAGCAACAATAAACATGAGGATAAGTGTGACTGCAATCACAACAAACCCCCAAATTCTTACCTCGAAAGCCTCTGTACTTAGGCGCTCATCTTGCATGGAGACCTCCCGTGATTTGGATGAAATTGATAAGCAATTTCACCTTTTTCCCGACATTCAATTGCATCTTGTAGCAATGTAAAGTTGCCAAGAGCCTTTCTTTTTTGGTTAAGAGTGATATAGGCAGTCCATCTTTTATCTCTTTTGTTCCAACTTACGCCAATATGCCCACTAGTGTTTGTTATTGGTTTGGCTGAGTTTCTGCCATTTTCTGATTTTGTTACTGACCTTAAATTGCACAACCTATTGTCGGCACGATTGCCATTGATATGGTCTACATATTCAGGCCAGTAACCTAGTTTCATTGCCAACAAAACTCGATGTTTTAAATATAGCTTGCCAAAAATACTACCATGTTGGTAACCATCTGGATGGGGAGACTCTAGTGCTGATTTACCTGCAAATCTAATATTCCAAATTGATGCAGACCTATTGGTTGCAAACATATCTGCACTTCTGCGTTTCCACAAAAGAATCCCGTCATCAAAATCAACATCAAATAAATGATGCAGCTCTTCAGTTGTTAGGTTTAACTTCGTCAATCTTTTTCTCCAAAATTGGTGCTACTAAGTACTCAGGGCAAGTCTGAGTGAATTGGCATCTAGGTTTTTGACATGGTTCAGCATGGAAATTATCTGGGTTTTGGCAAAAATAGCGATATTTCTCATCGCATCCCGATAGCATAAGTGCTATAAAAAGCAGAACATATTTCATTTACCAAGACCAACCTTTCCAAGTAGAAGATTGACAATTCTGTCAGACAGATCATCAGGTAAGAACTTTAGAAAACCTAAAAAATACAAAGCCACCACCCCGTAAACGAAGATTTTTAAGCACAGGTCAAAGGTCTTTTGATACTCATTCACCGACCACACCTTCTTGTTGCTTCACAGAATGTCATCAACTCATTTACACCAATAAAGACTAAAAACAACACAAAGCAGACTCCACCTATTGCCAAGCCAATCTCTAATTGTTCTTGCTCTTTCTGTTTGGCTTCTTTCTCTGCCTTCTTTAATGCACTAATCTCTTTAGCATCTGCCAAGTCCATCTCTGCTTGACGGGCTTTAATCTTGTTCCAGACATCAATCTTTCCTGTTTGCATGAAGAGCATCTTTAACTCTTCCTCAAACGCTCTAGCCTGTTCTAAAGCCATCTCAATCTGCAAAGCCGTACCCATGTTCGAGCCTTTGCCAGACTGTTTAGCCTGAAGCATGGCTTTTGTAGCTACAGACTTAGCGTCAAATAGCTTACCAATCATGGGCGCAAGTGAGCCTAGGTCATTGGCAACATTGGCCGCCTTCTTGACCATGCTGATTGCTGACTGTATGCCAGCTAGAGCCGTCATGGGGTCTATTGGTATCATTTCTTTCTCTCCCACTTAATGCAAACAACTCTTCGGTTGTAAACATCACCAGTCCAAGTCCACTTAATACATCGGTACTCTATGGTTGCCGCCAAGAGAAAGGCGATCACGGAAATGCCCAAACAATAATATAACTACAATAAATGACAAAACAAACAAGAAAGAATGCCGCAACAAATGCTTCGGCAAAGTCTCTCATTGCTGTGGAGGATTCATCATGGTGCTTAACAGACCACGAGTGTAATAAGATGGTTGAGGGCCAGGTGTTGTACCTGTCAATAAACCACTCATTGCTTTTTCAGCAGATTGTCTACGAATCATTGCTTGCAATTTGTCTGCACCATAACCTGCGGCAGCAATTGGGATTGAATACTTCAAAGTCTCTGGACTACCGACACCAAAACCAACTGCACCACCAGTAATCAATTGACTACGTTGTGGATTGAATTTAGCCATTAGAGTCAACAATGGGTCTAAAGAGCTTCCTTTTGCAACTGCTTTGATGGCATTTTGCTCATCTTTACTAAACAAATTCATCTTGTTTTTGTTGGCAGCAAGACCAATAAACCCTTGGCGAATCAACTCACTCTCGGATGCACTTGGATTTAAGGCTTTTGTCTCTGCAACATTTAAGATGTTATCAAGAGTTGAGGCACGACTTAGGTTTCTAAAGTCTTTACGGGCTTCCATGATTGTCTTAACGGCAACATCAATTCCACCCGAACCAGACACCACATCTTTGGGAGACAAGGCGGCAACGTGTTCATCAATGCTATCAACCATTTCACTTGCAAGTCTGCGAATGTTCTTATCTGGATTGCCTTTTAAGTTATTTGCCAACCTACGCATCTGCTCAACATTGTCAAAAGTAATGTTTCCACGCTGAAGGATGCTTTCATATTTATTCAAAATGTTAGCAACAGGTGCGGCATTTTCTGGGATGTAATCAACAGCGTCTAAACGAGTTTTTATTTTGTCAACAAGGCTTGTGGCGTTTTGACCAGATATTTCAATTCCCTGATCGCTAACCTTTGTATAAGCACGAGTAGCCTTTTGCTGAACATCAGCCATCGTAGTAGTTGGTTGTTTTCCTGTGGCAATACGACCAGAAATATCACCAGTAGTCTTGCCAACAGCACCAGAAACACCTAAAGCAGCAATCGTAGCTGCCATGTCGCTACCAGTAATTTCTTTGGTAGCCTCTGCAACAGGTTGTGCAACCATTGGAGCAGCAGTAGCCGCAGGTAGTTGACGAACTAAATCAGCACCAAAGATTGATTTTGGAGCAGTAGCCGCCATTCCACCCGCAGATACCAAGCCTTGCATACCCGCTTGTGCGGCTCTTTCAATACCAGTTTCAGGCTCAGGAACACCCAATTGAGTCAAACCCTTGCTTTGCTCTTTAGACAAATAAGGCATTCTCTTTTCTGATCCAACAATGTTTGCACCAACATTGACTGCACCACTTAAAAAATCAGTAACGATATTTGCTGGCGCAGAAACACCAGTAACTACAGCACGAGTAGCCAAACCAAGTTGTCGTCTAAGTAAATCACCTAGACCTGGCTCTTTTGGAGCTTGAGCAGTAGGTGGAGTTGCAGGTTGGGCAGAAGGTTGTCCATCTGCCTCACCTAAACTAGCCTTAATCTTTGCTAAAGCGGCTTCATTTGATAAGCCATCAGGTAGCTCATAAGATGCGCCTTTGTATTCATAAACAGTCGCCATAATGCTTACCTTTAGTCAAGTTTAATAGGGTTTTGTGCAGTACCAGCTTTAGGGCCGTAGTAAGGTTCTATACCTTGTGATATACGACGACTATCAATGCGTTTTTGAGCATTTTCTTTAGCTTTACCAGTAGATTTGGAAAAGTTACTGAGAGCCTCAAGTGTCGTTTTCGTATCATTCCCACCGAAAGCCGCAATAAGTTCATTGGCAAAGCGCAAAACGTCTTTGTCAGTCTGAACACCTTTAGCCGCATCTGTCTTCAAGTTGGTAGCCTCTTGAACAGCACGTTGCAAAGCCGCATAGTTTCGGCTCTCAACACTAGAGTTACCTGCGGCATTCTGTGCTTGATAGCGTAGATTGTTAACAGGGCCAAGTTCTAAAGGTGGTTTACCTGTTCTAGGATCAGGAGTCAATGTTGCAATAGCGGGTGCTAATGAAGTCTCACGAGCAGTTAATGAATCAACCAATTCCAACTCTTTGTCTTCTTCTTTTTGCAGAGAAGGAGCAAGAACTTTCGGGCCTTTAAGTGAAGCCGTTAACTCTCTCATTTCTTTAGCAGAATCAGCTCTCAATTGAGCAATTTGTAAAGCAGTAGCACCAGCCACACGAGCCGCTTCAATCCTAGCATCAGCCGCAACCTTAGCCGCATCAATCCTTGCTTGGTTAGCCAATTGTGCAGATTCAGTTCTTGCTACATTAGCTGCAGCTTTGTCTGCAGAAGCCTGTAAAGCAGCCAAAACTTTATCTGGTGAACCATACTTGGTAACAATAGCAAGAACATCATCTTGTGAAGCACCCTGTGGAAGTTTAGACAACTCATCACGAAGTTGCTCTTCTTGTTTGATAGACAATTGAGTTTTAGCTACCTGAGCCAAAGATGCTTGTTCTGCCGCCCGTCTTTGTTGAACAAGAGCCATTTCACCTTGTGCTTGACGAGCATATTGAGCCAAAGCCATAGCACCTTGTTGGTCACCAGCTTGTGCCAACATTTGAGCGCCTTTTAAAATTGACTCAGGATCAGACTGATCTATCTGTTGTGCAATAGCATTGCGAGTGCTAATCATCTTCAATTGTGGGTCTTCAATACCCAAAGCACCACCAATAGCAGTACCAAGACCTCTAGCACCACCATAAGTCAATGCCGCACCACGGGCAGCAGGGTCTAGTTGAGCAAGGGCAATGCCCTCATTCATCGCACCAACACGTTGTTGCTGACCATACATTTCAGGGGTTAGACCGAATAAACCCGCTACTATATTTTCTGCCATGATGAATCCTTAAGAAAATAAGCCACCAATTGCTTGCCCAAATGCGGGAGAAGCACCTAGTCCACTTAGTAGTGTTGAATAGGGGTTAGTTGTTGCTGCATTACCAGTAGCCAATCGAGTACTAAACTCAGCACCTGACAATCCTAAACGACCAACATTAGCACCTGCTGTAGCCGCTTGTTGACCAAGAGCCGCACCCATTGTCAAAGGTTGTTGACCCAAAGCCTCTAAACCTTGAACTTGTCCCAAAGCAGTCGTGTAAGGCGCATAAGCGGCTTGTTGACCACCATAGTATTGACCCATAGTCTGTGCGCCAGTACCAAGCAATCCCGCACCAAACTGGACTTGTTGTTGACCATACTGTTGAGCATTAGCCGCCAATTGAGCCTCTTGTTGAGCACGAGCGTTAAACAATGCCTGTAGTTCAGGAGTGGTAGCACCCATAGTGCCACCTTGAGCTACAGAAAGACCACCACGACCTTGTTGTTGCAGTCTGTTTTGCAGATTAGCAAGTTCAGTCTCTCTGCCTGGTTGCAACAAAGCCATCTGCTGATTGAGATAATTCTGTGCAACATCTTGAGGGTTCTGAGCCAAATACTGATTGCCCAAACCAAACAAACTTTGTGCGCCTGTTTGAAGGGGAGCAAATGCTTGTTGTGCGCCTTCTGCCTGTTGAATACCAGATTCAGCTAACCTAACAAATCGATCTTGTGCATTCTTAGCTTCAGGGCTTAGTGTGTATCCTGCGCTAGTCAATTGCCCTGTTACGGGATCAAAACCAAACTGAGAAGCACCAAACCTAGTAGTCATTCCAATAGGTCTGAACTGAGCCGCTTGTTTGGCAGCAGCAGTCTCTCTATCAATCATAGCTTGCGCTTTTTGAGCCGCTTCACGGGATGTCTGTTGTTGGAGCAGACCCGCACCAGTTTGTGCAGTAGATTGGAATAAAGCCGCAATTTGAGCCGCAGTTAAACCTGATTTTAACAAGTCAGTAACAGGAGGGATAACTGTCGGAGGAATTACAGGTGGCACTACAGGAGGTACAACTGGAGGCACAACGGGTGGTACTACAGGAGGAACAACGGGTGGTACTACAGGCGGCACTACAGGTGGAAAAATGGGTGGTACAACAGTAGGAGTTAGCAAGCCAGGTATAGTTGCTGGTGGTGTCCCTGCTAAAGCACCGCCTCCTATAGCTAAATCTTGAGCAGTTAATGCCGCAATTTGAGCCGCTGTCAAACCAGTTGCGCCAACAGTAGCATTAGCTAAAGCCGCATCAAATGCAGGGACTCCTGACAAAACACCCTCGCCTAAAAACGCTCCATTACCAATAGGCAAACCAAAAGCAGGGTTAAATGCCCCACCAGCCGCTGTAAAAGCCGTATCAAAGGCTGGAATACCTGAAGCAACGCCCTCACCTAAGAAAGCACCATTTCCTATTGCAGGAGCACTAGCCGCACCCGCATTCAATAAAGTTGGCAATCCAAAGAGTACAGCCGCACCTAATGCAAACTCTTTTAGACCACTTTTAACTTCTTGTTGAGTTCCAGTTTTCTCTACTTCACCAGTAGGTGTGTATTGGGTATACGCTCCACCTGCCCTGTTATCAGTAGCTTTGTAGGTAATAACATTCTCAATACCACCAACTTGCTGATCCATGCCAGAACCAGTGGTTTGATATACAGGCTGAACAATGGTGTCACCAAGGGTTACTGTTTGACCCTGAGGAACAGTAGCCGCCACACGAGCCGCAACTGCACCCTCATCTAACCCAACAGCTTGAGCCATCTGAGCAGGAGAGACTCCATAGGTCTCCATAGCCGCAACGATCTGGGCATCAGTCATGCCTGGATTAGCAAGCAGAAAATCTACAATTTGTGCGCTAGTTACAGCCATGATTGCTCCTTATTGTGGCTCAACAGGCCAAGTAATAGTCCAAGGGAAACCACTTTGCAAAGGAACATCTCTCAATGCTTGGCAGTAGTCTTTCCACTCTTGTGATGGAGTCATATCGCTACGAAATCTCCAATCAGTTTCTGTTAGTTTATCATCACGGGACTGACGAACACTCTTAGCCTGTTCAGCATCCTTCTGAGCCTTGTAAGCAGTCTCATGCTCAAGGGCTGTAGTTGTTACGCCCTCAACAGTAGTATCTACAAACACAGGGCCAAGGATATGTTTGGTATACCACTTGCCATCTACTTGCTCAACACCAGAGGCTTGAGAGTATTGGTAAACAGTACCACCTGTAGCTTGTGGGCCTTCAAAGACTACATCAGCACCCAAAGCCTCTAAGACTTCGGTTGTTGTTGTTTCCCATGATGGGCCACCATTGGCTTTTGTGTATGCACGAAATTCTGCTTCGTACATGACTTGTCCTGACTGTCGAATTCTAATTTGCATGATTATTTCCTTACGCTATGGCGATTCCAATGTAGGTTGCAGAAGACACATTCACATTAGTTGCTGAAACTTGGTTGACTACAAAGCCAGTTGAATCTGTGTCAATTGTGTCATCAGATGTTACTTCAGCGGCTGTTGTATTGAGGCTAAGGTGCGGGTCATTCCCACTCACAATACCCCTAGCAGAATCCCACACATACCAATCTCCTGTAGAGTCGGTGCGCTTTATTAGAATCCACCTCGCCCCTCCTGTGAAGCCACAGTTAATTGTCTGTGATGAGCCATTGCCTGTGTAACTGAAGCACTTGGAAACACCTGCACAAGTGGCAAATAGGTAAGCAACATAAGTTCCACCAGAAGAATTAACTGCCCCTGCGTTACCTAATGTAAATGTGGTTGAAGTCGGTGCTGTGTCGTTCCAAACAGAAGACAAAGTGCCCGCCCCACCTGTGTCGTTTAGTATCAAGTATTTTGTTGCACCTAAAGTTTGAGTGTATGCAAACCAATTTGCATTGACAGAACGCCCTTTTACAATCATTAACTCTGGCACTACACCTAAATTATGTGTTTGCGTTGCGCCAGAAGTTGAATTCCCTGTATAGCAAACCTCATCAAAGAAGCTAGGGGCACGTCTGAACATCCACCAAACTTCAGATACGCCTGCGTTCCAACTTCCAACATTGGCTGTCGTATTCCAAAGATTGTATAAAGATGGTGCTTGACTTGTAGTTATTTCTGCATCGGTTGTATTTGTTTTTAAATAATTCTGTGATGCACTTGAATTAGAGTTAGCAAAGTTTACAAGCCTTGAATAATTGGCCTTATATAAAGTTCCAGTTCTCCAAGCATCAATGTACATATCAGCAGGGAAACCAACACTTAAACTATCTCCTGCGCTAAATGTGCCAGTAACTGCGTTGTACACCTTAGTCGCATCCGTAGGCACTTTCATCGGGCCTCTGCGAATGGCTATGTAGATGAATGTTCTGCCCGAACCCAACGAGCCTGTTGATTCATAGAACCCAGTTGCAGTTGGATTGATTGCGTCAAACGAATTTGTTTCAGCACCAGAAGTATTGGCTCTTAAAACTGCATCATTGCTACCAACAGGCATCCCTCTCATGTTGTCAAACATAAGCCAATCACCACCAGCACCACTTGTTTGCTTATATATTACCCATTGTGGTTCGTATCCAAGAGTTACAGAATATGCACCAGAACCATCAGTTGTAAACGACCCACACGAAATCACATTGTCTGTACCAGTTAGGCCAAAGCCTCCTGCGTCATGGGCGAATAGGTAGGCTACGTATGTAGCGCCAGAGCCATTAACTTCATCGTTACCACTTAATGTAAATTCTGTCGCAGTTGGTAATGTATTGTTCCAACGTGATGGGCTTGTTGTAAATGCCGCATCTGTTGCATTTAAACGCATCATGTAATCTTGTGGGGATGCATTCATTGAACGATGGTAAACAGCCCATCCATTTGAGGCATCTGTACGTTTTACAATCATGCAACCGGGCACACTTCCAAGGTTATGCGCTACAGTTCTACCCGCTGTTCCATTCCCCGTATAAGTCACAACATCAAAGAACTTTGGAGCTTTGCGGAATGTCCATGAAACAAAGTTGTCACCAGAGCCATTAGCAGCCGCATTACTTCCAAGCGTAAAGCCAGTTGTGTTAAATGCAGTAAGTGCAGTTGGGCGTGATGCTTGTGCGCTTGTATTTGGGGTTTCTAAGTTATATCCAGCACCACGAACTGTATCGACTAATTGATGTTCATAAGCAGTAGTTCTGTCTTTGTACCAAACCAAACCACCCTTAGTAGACAAGTCAATACCATTGGTTATGGTCTGTGATGAGCCGTTGCCTGTGTATAAGAAGCACGAAAAACATTCTTCTATGTAGTTAGGCACAACAGGAACACCACCACCAAAGGCATCGTAACTAGCCGCACCAGATGTTGCTTGTAATGGCATGGTTTAAGCCTTAAATTGTGTTACTGAAGCAAGGATAGTGAACGTAGCACTTCCAGTTTTTATGATGAGATACCTTATGCTATCGATGCCACT